TCTGCATTCATGTACTCCGTGGGTGTACTTTCCTTATCTGGCATAGTAAAGACAACATCCCGTTCCTTAAGGAAGTTCGCAAAGGATATGTGATTGAATTTCGGGTACTTTTCCGACACCGAACTTTCAGCATCATCTCCATATGTCATCAATGCGACACATTCTTGAAACGAGGGGGCTTCAGGATATAATGAAAAGAAACAACATCTAAACCACAAAGAATTAACGATAGAATTAATATAAACCGTCAAATTCTGTCCAGATGGATTAGAACCAAAGTGTTGTATCAAATCTCCATTATATGCCATGAGAGGATAGCAAATATCAGTAGCAATACCACGCATGATTTTAACATCACGTTCAGTATAGTGCTCCGACCACTCAGCAACTGAGATTAAAATATCAAATGCTGCAAACATCATTTGCGCAGGCATGCGCAAATCATATTTGGAATAATCTCCAGCCAGAATTCTATCACTACCTTTCTTAATGGCGTGATTCCACAATTGTTCCCAATCAGGACCTTCAGCATTAACTCCAACAGCACATTCAAATGCCAATGGATTAGTCTGAATAATCCTTACCAAAGGTAAAAAGTATTTCCTAATCAAAATTTGCACCACTAAAGGCGCACTTTGAAAAACACGTACTTTATCCTTAGTAATTTTCGTGGGTTCATCTTTTAAACATCCTTCCCAGATTGCATAAAAACGTTCTCCAGACCGAAGAATGTCCTTTGCTTTCTCTACTTCTGCCCATATTTCAGGAACAAAAGTTCGAGGAAACCCAACATCAGGGTAATCTTCTGGATCCAATTCTACCAATAAAGGTTTCTTAGATCCAGTGAAAGGAAATCCAGGTGAAGTGTTGAAATTCATGGGGTCAATAAACTTAACACCCTTTCTTCCACTTACTGTTTCGACATCACTCAAAGGTGTACACTCAAACAACTCGGGAACTTTATTTTTAACATCAGTTGTAATTTGCTTATAGTCTTTTACGGCCACAGGC